ATTCCAGTGGCCTCCGGAGAAACCTTCCTTGTAACCCTCTTCCGCCTTAGCTACCTTGATTAGCTGCGCGGCACCACTCATGATGAAGACCCCCTTCAGGGCATGAAAAAGGAGGCCGGGCACAAACCCCGACCTCCGAAAAGGCAGTTGTCAGATACGAAGTGCTCTAAGTCTCTCTGGATCGAGGGCAGTCAGAAGCTCGATGAGTCGAGCGTTCTCCTTCTCGATGCGAGAAAGCCGATCCTTGATCTCGTCCAGGTTTTCCTCAAGGCGATCCGCTCGGGCCTTCTGAGCTTCCGCCTCTTCCTTCCAAATCTTGCTGGTACCCCTGCGCCAACTCGCGTAGGTAACCACCGATGCGGCGGCTAGCGTGCTGGCCAGGGAGATGAAGTTGTCCAGATGCATTACGCCTCCCGGTACCAGCCCTGAAAAGTCATGACTGTTGATGCGCCGATGTTCTCGCCTCGCACAGGGATGTCCGTGGGGCCGCGAAGCTGGTCGATGACCGCGCCGGTACCACCAGCAAGGCATACAGCGCTGAAGCTGCCTGAAACCGTGGTGTTCGTACCGGCCGCCATGCCGCTTGCGTATCCGGGAATGACCTGCCGGGTAGAGGCGACTCCGTCACCGTCGCGGAGAGGCGTGCTCGGAAGAGAGACAGTGACGTTCGTAGTTCCCGATCCGGCAACGCTGCACGAGAGGTAAAACTCTACGAGAACGATTTTGCCGATCTTCTTGTACCAGCCGATTATGTGGCTCCATGTGACTGACCCACCATTGGTCACTACAGGCACGTAGCTCGTCCACGTAGTGGCGCCCGTGACGGTCAGGTCACCGCCGACAACGAAAGCACCGTCCGTCTTGAGCGTCGCGGACGCCGAGCGGTAGAGGTTGGTGTCACGGGTGCTCGCGCCGTCGCCCCACTCGTGCTTCCCGTCAGCCATCACGTTGTGGCGAACAACGGTGTCAGCGGTGACCTTTGACGTGTAAGCACTGTTCGTGGCGGAGGAGCGAACGCTGTCAGTCGAGCCCAGATGGGTCGCAGTGCCACCAATCGAAACGGCACCATCGGTGGCGAGCGTGCTTGTGCCAGAGCGGTACAGCGTGGTGTCACGGTTTGCGGTACCGGAGCCCCAAGAGATCTTGCCGTTGGTGTCGACTCGGACCCGGTCGAAGGCATCACCTGTGACGTTGACACCGAGGGCGTCATTACCCGCGGTGGCCTGAGACAACTTCGGCAGGCCGCTGAACTGGGGATTCCCGGAAAACGTCGGGTTGCCTGAGTGAGTCGGAGCGCCGGTGAAGGTGCCTGACAGGACACCGCCATTGATCGTCTTGTTGGTGAGGGTCTGCGTATCGGTGGTGCCGACCACGGCCCCGGTCACACCGTGGATGCCGGTGGTCAGTGTCTTGTGTCCTAGTACCTGGGCATCAGCGTATGAGCGGTCTCCGTGTGGGTCGATCCCGGAGATGTGGGAGTCAAGCCGCTCGCCCACAGTCACAGACACCAGGGCGACCCGGCCGCCACCGAAATTCACCCACAGACGCTCGTATCCATCGGGGCCGAAGAAAGCCCCGACGAAGCCCGCGGAGTCCGCCTGAAGCTGGAGGAGCGGGGCGCCGTTGATGTCGGTCAGGTCGGTGAGCTGTGCGGCGCCGGCCGAAGGTCCGTCCCACACCGACCCCACAGCGTTGGGGACACGGGCGCCGGTTATGTCTTCGGCTACTGAATCGGCTGTGCCGCCGAACAAATTGCGTGCCACGAGGCACCTCCGTTAGGGCATGAAAAAAGGCCCTAACGGCGATACCGTCGGGCCTGCGTCGTGAGTGTTTCGATTAGGCGAAGGTGGCAGCCTCGTACACTCCGGAAATCGTCAGGTTGGAAAGAGGCGGGATGGCCCTGAGGTTGTCCAGTCCCTCAGCGAGGTTGGTCGAGCTGGGGCAGTTCAGGTATGCAACTGTCTGGCCAGCGGGGTCCCTGTTGATCTTGGCTGAGATTTCGACCAGGTTCGGAAGGCCGCCGTTGTAGTTGGGGTTGTTCAACAGGCCGGTGAGTATCTGACCGGTGGCGCCACTGGCAGCCACAGGCAGAGTGAAGCCCAAGGCCGCCGTCCCGCTCTTGGTCGGGCCGGTGTCTTCCCAGTCGTTGACGAGGTTGATAGAGAAGTAGACAGTGCCAGGCGCAATCCAGCGCCAACGGCCGATCTTGTTCGCACCGGGGAGGTCTACCGTGGCATTGACGATGCTCGGTGTATAACCTCGGGGCTTTGACAGGTCGCGGGAAATGACATTGCCGTCTCGACCCACCCAGTATTCGCTTTGGGTGTCGGTGTTGTTCGAGTCCATGTCGAGTACGAATGAGCCGTTGGTCTGGTACGTGGCCGACGCAGAAGCGTTCCAGGGAACTGCCATGTGCTCAGGGGCATCGAACGGCATGATGCTGAGCACGCTCAGTGCGCCGGAGTTGGCAGGTACGGTGACCTGGTGGAGGGGCATCTCCCACACTCCGCCGTACGTGCGGGTGAGCGCAGGCGCCTTGGGAGACGCCGCGGGCTGTCCCTTGATGACCGCCAGGTTCACCGAGCCGGCCGACACGTCGGCTCGCAGGACGACCAGGTCAATGCGGCCAGTGGCGCCCGTGTTTGCCTGGATCGTGACGGTTGCCGTCGCGGTGAGCTGGTAGTAAAAGCCTCCGACCTGAGCCCGGCCGGGAGTGATCGTGACTGTGGTACCGGTAGCCGCTGCCGCAGTGAACGGCAGGGAGAACGCGTCAATGCTCGTCGCATCGAGCCTGTAGTCCACACGGTCCTTGCCAAAGACCCTGCTCATGTACTGCCACTGAGCCTGAGACACCATCTGAGCCCCACCGCCGGCACTATCGGCGGCAAACGGATAACTGATTTCTGCCATTACATCCTCGCCTCAAGTCGACGTAGCTTCTCGCGCATTTCGAACACGGTCTTGTAGAGATTCAGAGGGTTGCCCGAACCCTGGTCACCAATGGACGGGGCGACGGTTGACGTCTGCCCTCCGGAATCCACGGTGATTGCCACCTCTCGCACAATGTCCGTGTACTCGGTCCCGTCGACGGAGACCGTCACAATGTCGCCGACGAAATAGTCACGACCGAACGCGATATGCGGGGTGTCGAGTGGATAGATCTGAAAATTGCCGTTCTTGGCGCCCTGAGTAAGGGCGTCAGTGGCAGCGTCCAGAACCGCTTGTTTGGCAGACGTGAACTGGGCATCCGTAACGGACAGATCCACCTTGATAGGCAGGCCCGTGGTCGGGTCGGCCTTGATGGGGAGGTCTCGACGGTCTACCCACTGCTCGATCTGAAGGCCCCACTCGGCCTCAGTTTCAGTGTCGATCTGCTGGTACAGGTACCGGCCCTTGCCGGTGCCCTGGCAGGCCACAATGACTCGCGTGACGGTCGGTGCCGTCAACGACCATGTGAACTCACGGAGGTTGCCCAGCTCCTTGGAGAACCGCACGTCCTTGGACAGGTCCCGCGGCTGGAAGATGTGCAGGTTGATGCATTTGCCGTTGGGGTCCCAGACGAAGCGATACCCGGCGCCGTTGTTACCGGAGCCCGTGTTCGTGGTCCAGGCTTCCAACTTGGTCCCGATGACGTCCCATTGGAGATTGTCAGTGATGGTCGTGCCGAAGCTGACGTCTCCCTCGAAGACCACGTTGCCGATCTGGCGCCCAGCAACAGCACCAGGACCCAGGGCCTTGTTCAGCTCACTCCAGATCAGATGACCTGCCGGGCCTGAGACGGCCCGAGCGTCATCCGTGTTGTTCCACTGCTGCGTTGCGGACTTCGTCGGGTCGGGGTATGCGAGGCGGTTGTACGCCAACTTGTTGTCACATTTGCCGCCGAAGTACAGCGAGCCCAACGAGGTGTGTTGGTCGTTGGTCCAGTAGTGCTGAAAAGTCTCGATCTGCCCAGTCATGATTGGCGTGGGAACGTCGTCCTGGTAGATGGCGATGCCGCCACCCTTTTGGAGCATGTCAGCCTGAGGAGTACCTGCCCCTACGAGGATCTGCCAGGTGCCGGCCGCGCAGTACCGCACCACCAAGTCCATCGAGATCCATGTGTCGATAATCCCTATCCGGTTCAGTGCAGCGTCGCGCACCTCCACTCGATAGCCCATTTACACCTCATGTCAGTAAGTTGCATAGCGCGGCAAAATCTCCAGCTTGACTGTGGGAGTTCCGCTGCCAGAGACGAGATCTGCCTGAACGGTCGAGGTGCCTGAGGGCACCGACCAAAGGACGGGGTTGGCGTCCAGGAGAGGGAAATAATTCGTTCCCACGTCATCGGTTACGGTCTTCCAGCCCGGACGGCAGTCGACCGTGAGCGTGCGTCCAGTGGGCAGGCAGTCAGCCCCACCCGCTTGTGCTGGGATGCCCCAGCTCGACGGCGCCTCGCCCGATACGGGTGGGCCTGTGAACTCGAAGCTCTTCAGGGGGCCCGTGATTGTCCAGACAGGCCACGCCTCGATGTCGCCTGGATTTTCCACGATCAGTGAACCCGAGGCCGGTGTTCCACTGCTCAGCTTCAGCGGGAGGAAAGGGTTCGCGAGGAGCGGGTACGACTGGCCGAAGCTCCAGTGAGCGTCGAGCTTCACGTCTCCGTAGAACCAGGGGTCCACGGCTGTGAGCTGGATGCCGTAGGAGATCCAGGTGAAGCCCGCGGCGTCCACGGTTTCACTTCCCTCCATGCCGCTCATGTAGTAGCACTGGAGTCGCCGGGAAACTCCGTCCTGCTCGATGAACGTGAGAACGCAGTACCCGTTCTTGGGGTTCAGCGCATTGGCCAGCTTGCGCTTGAATGCGAGAAACGTCTGTCGGTCGATTCCGTAGACGTAGAGGGGCAGGAGAACCGGCCTGGCAGCCGCCCTGGCCCCTCGATAGATCGCACCGTCAAGGTTGGGGGAGTCGTCGGTGTGCAGCTCGTACGGAGGCATGTCCAGGCCGGACGCACCGGGCTGAAGCACGATGGCCGGCCAGGCCCCATTGGTGAGACCGGTGAGGGGGATCTCCTCCCCCTCACCGTTGCCGCCTGTGATCGACACGTATGTGTGCTGCCAATTCACCGGAACCGGAACCAGTGGGTTCTGGCCCCATTTTCCGTCTTCCGGGATGTATGGCCCTGCGGGAATCGGCATTTACGCTCCTAGTCGATTACAGTGCCGCCATCGTCTCTGCGTACTTCATCGCCCGAAGAACAGACTGAGTAGTGTTCTCAGCCTTGGCCTCATGAATGTGGATCTCGTAACGAGGGCCAACCATTCCGGCCGTGTTCTTGGCGTTGTATACGCGCTCGCCACCATTGAAATTGATCAGCTCGGGGCCCTTCTCGCCAACGAGGGCGATACCGGGGGAGGCCGAGCGGGTACCTGTTGCGTAACCCTTGATCTGGCTGACTCTGGTGGATTTGGTGGTCTTACCGCCCACAGTCCTTTCGGTGACCGTGGTGGTAGTCCCCTTAGCGGGGTCGGTGGTCGTGGTGGTAACCGTCGTGACCTTCCGACCCTTGGAATCCGTCGAATAGGTCGTCGTGACCCTAGTCGTCTTCTTCTTCTTGGTACTTCCTCCGCCCTTGACCGCCTGGCCTTCGCCAGTAAGCCAAGTGAGAAGGGACGCGAGCCCCGCGGACACCTGCGTCTTCGAGTTGAACTTGAGCTTCTTCTTCAGAGTGTTGGTGATCGTGTCAGCGATCCCTTCAATCTGCTTCTTCAGCTTGTTGTCCTTATCCGTCAGACCGTCGACAAGCGACTGAGCCGCCGTCTTGCCCGCCTTGTAATACGAACCGGCGACCTGCTTACCGAGGTCATCGGATGCCGTGCCGATCGCCTTATAGGTGCTGTTGTAGCTGGACACCTGAGCGTCCGTGGCCTTCAGCAGTTCCTTGGCTATGGCGTCGCCCTGCTCAGGGCCGGCCTGGGCAACCTCAGCGATGATCTCCTTGGAGAATCCCTTGTCGACCAGCGCACTCATGTCGCTCTTGAAGGACTTAATCGCCGCCAGACGTTCCTTCAGACTGTTGAGTCCGGCAGATACCGAAACACCAGACTCGTTGAACACGTCCGGGAGGGAACGCAGCCCACTGGCCTTGTCCGAGATGGACGTAGCCATTGTGGACTCGTCCTTCTTGATCTGAGCCAGCTTGGAATTCGCGTCCTTCAGCTTGGGCGCGAGGTTGGCGCGGTCCTTAACGAGCTTCTGGAGCTTCTTGTTCTCCTTGTCGAGCCACTTGTTAAGGGAATTGGCCGTACCCGATCCGATGCGGTTCGAGGTGAACGCGTCCTTGATGATCTGATACAGCTTCTTCACCGCGGAGTTCAGCGACGAGACGCCCTTTTCGGCGTCCGCAGCCACACCAGTGGTTCGCTTTGCTCCAGTACCGGAGGCGTAACCCCTCAGCGCCTTGACCGCAGCCAACTTGCTGTCCTGGTGGTTCAGGACGGTTTCGCCGCCCTCGAAATTCACCAGCTCGGGACCCTCTTCACCGACCCAGGCCCAACCCCTAGCAGCACCGTCGGTGCCAGTGGCGTATCCCTTAGTGCCGGAAAGAGCCTTCTTCCAGCCCTTGCCATAGCGGTGGACGGCATAGTTCAGGCCCGCGTAGATGTTCGCCATCGGGTCGAGAATGCCCCGCTTGAGGTACGGGCCGGCGTAGTGCTGGAACGTCTGGGGGATCGTCTGCATGAGGCCCTGTGACGGGTTACCCATTTTCGCGTTTGAGTCCCAGTTGTTGACAATGCTCGGATTACCTCCGGACTCGACGCCGATCCGGTGAAGGACCAGGTCGAGGTTTGACGGAGAAAGTCCGAGCTGAGCCAACGCCATTTTCACCTGAGGCGCCCAGCGCTGAACCTTGTCGCCCGAACCGGGTTCACTGATCAGCTTGGCTATCTTGTCGGCAACATCCGGCTTCACAGCAGAGACATTGTTCCCGGAGAAGTCGAACAGGCCCTTCGTGTTCGGGAGCGAATCCTTGGCTGTGTCGTAGATATCCCCGACGACCTGAGAGGCATAGCCCATCGGGTTTTCCCAGATTTGCCCGACAGTCTTGACCATGTCGATTACGCCGTTGTACTCCGACTTGGCCAGGTCCCAGACACCGGAGACGGTGTCAGCGATAGCCCCAGCCGGGTCAGCCAGGAAATCGGTCCCGCCGTCCCAGAGCGCCTTGGCAGAATCCCAAGTGCCGGTGAAAAGGCCGGTGACGCTGTCTTTCAGCGTGTCCCAACTGAAGAGGTCGGTGAGGAATTTGCCTCCACGCTGGAGGATGTTCCCCTTGCCCTTCCAAACGTCATCCCAGGCGTACTGACCTGCGTAAGGACCTATCGCTCCACCGACAATTCCGATGAGCTGCGACAACCCGTCCGGGAGAGGCAGCTTCTTCAGGAATTCCCAGGAATCATTTGACAGGAAGTTGAAAATTCCCTTGAACTTCTGGGCCATGTCGGTGCCGATGAAGTGAGAACCAGCGGTACCCGACCCCACGACACCGCTCCGGGCGTCACCCCCGAGACCATCGGACGTGGCATCCATCGTCATGGTGGTGACCGCGGCGAGGGCGTCAGGCCCGATCTGGAAATCCTTCACGAAGTTCGAAACCTTTTCGAGACCGAACTTCTTGAAAACACCACCGTTCGCGAATCGCATTTCCTGACGGACGCCGCCGACACCCTTGGTGCGGGCAACCTGGTTCATCTTGTCCACGAACGCCGGCCCGACAGCCTTCGTCCACTCGGGACGCATGATCGCCTCTCCACCACTGAGGTGGAGATTGCCAGCCGTAGGACTCGTGAAGTGGTGCACATCCTGTCCGGGCGTGTATCCCGGAAGGACACCACCTCGGGCGTGACTACCGCCCAGCCCAGGCTTCTTCGGCTTGGTTACCTTGGGATTCTTGCCGTTGCTGTTCGGGGCGTGTTCCGCGATCTTCTTCAGCTCGGCATTGAGAAGACCCGCCTCGACCGTAGTCTCAGAGATCTTCGCCTTGATATTGCCCATCTGCTTGACGACGTCGGTCATCTTCGCCGAGTTGAGCTGACCAAGACGATGCATCAGAGACTTCTCGCCAGGACCAGCCTTGTCAGTGGCACCCTTTGTCGCGTCCTTGACGTTGCCGAGCTGGGTTACCAGCTTGGTAAGGCTCTGGCCGTCGAGCTTCCCTATCTCGTCACTTGCGTTCGAGGCCGCA